TCAGCACCAACAGCAGCACCGCGCAGGGTCACCATGGCCACGTCTACGTTGACGAATATTTCTGGATCCGCGACTTCGAAAAACTGAACACCGTCGCCAGTGCCATGGCCACCCACAAGAAGTGGCGCAAGACTTACTTTTCAACGCCCAGCGCCGTCTCGCACCAGGCCTATCCGTTCTGGACCGGCGAGAAATTCCGCAACAGCAAACGCAAGAACGCCAAGGATCCGTGGCCCAGTGAGGCGCAAGCGGCGGCGGGCTCGCTGTGTCCGGACGGGCAATGGCGCAAGGTCATTACGATCCTCGACGCCATCACCGGCGGTTGTAATCTGTTCGACCTCGAGCAGCTGCAGCTGGAGTACGACGAAGACAAATTTCAGCAGCTGTTCATGTGCAAGTTCATCGACAGCACGCAAAGTGCCTTTTCCCTGGCCGACCTGGAGCGTTGCTACTCCGACCAGTCGTTGTGGACCGACTACGACCCCGACGACCCGCGTCCGTTTGGTAACAGCCCCGTCTGGATCGGCTACGACCCGAGCCGCACCCGCGACGATGCCAGTTGCGTGGTCATCGCCCCGCCGCTCGAGAACGGCGGCAAGTTCCGGATTCTGGAAAAGCACAGCTGGCGTGGGCAGTCGTTCAAGTACCAGGCCGAGCAGGTCAAGAAACTCACCGAGCGCTTCAACGTGCAGCACATCGGCATCGATACGACTGGCATCGGTTACGGCGTGTTCGACCTGGTGCGCGATTTCTACCCGCGTGCGACCTCGATCCACTACAGCCTCGAAACCAAAAACACCCTGGTGCTCAAGGCGCAGGACACGATTCAGGGCAGCCGCATCGAGTGGGACGCCGGCTGGAACGACATCGCTCAAGCATTCTTGACGATCAAGCGTGGCACCACCGGTGGTGGCCAAGTCACCTACAGCGCATCGCGCACCGACGCCTCCGGTCATGCCGACATCGCCTGGGCGATCATGCATGCCCTGGCCCACGAACCCCTCAACACCAACAAGCAGCGGCGAAGCCGCTACACACTCAGCGGACCAAGTACCCATGGGCAAACCAGTAAAAAACCAGCCGCAAAAACCAGCACCAGGTCCGATGCGGGCGTTCTCATTCGGTGCACCGGAACAGGTCCTGACCGAGAACATCGGGCATTACCTGGGCGTGTTCGCCACTCACGACGGAAAGACCTACACGCCGCCGGTGTCACGCCAAGGCCTGGCCAAGCTGCTGCGCGCCAACGCTCACCACGGCGCGATTCCGGGGTTCAAGCGCAACCTGTTGCTGCGTGAGTTCATTGCCTCAGAGGGGTGTTCGGTTCAGACCATGAGCCGCGCCGGGTTGGATTTCATGGTGTTCGGCGAGGCGTACTTTTTGCGCAACCGAAACGCCTTCGGCCAGGTGCTGCAGATGGATCATCTGCCGACAATCAACATGCGGGTCAGGGTTGGTGGCGGGTTTGTGATGCTGTTGCCGGACGGCAAGGAGGTGGAGTTCGAAGAGCATGAAGTCGAGCACGTCATGAACTACGACGTGGAGCAGAACATTTACGGCGTGCCCGACTACCTGGGCGGTATGCAGGCGCTGTTACTCAATGAGGCCGCTACCCTCTTCCGCCGCCGCTACTACAGCAACGGCGCGCACGCTGGTTACATCTTCTACACCAACGATCCAAACCTGACCGAGGAAGACGAGGAGTCCCTACGCGATCAAATCAGCGCGAGCAAGGGTGTGGGTAACTTCCGATCGATGTTCGTGAACATCCCGGGCGGCGCCGAAAAGGCAATCCAAATCATCCCCGTCGGTGACTTTCAGGCCAAGGACGAGCTGGAGAAGGTCAAGAACATCACCCGCAACGACGTGATTGCCGCCTGGCGCATGAACCCGGCGCTGGCCGGCATCATTCCGGAAAACAACGCTGGCTTTGGCGATATCGAAAAGATCGATCGCGTGTACACCAGTAACGAGATCCGGCCGATCTGCCAGCTGTTCAACCAGCTGAATGACACATTGCGCGAAGACAGGCGATTCACCTGGAAAAAACAAGAATAAGCAGTTGATTCCACCGCACCAAGTACCTAACTAAGAGAATGACACTACATATTGTGGCAAACTAGTGGCGATTGGATGCCCTGGGGAGGGACACAATGCGAGTTGAATGTAAATGCGGACACAAGGGACGGATCGCTTCACGCGAAAAGCTATCCACGGATTTCGCAAAGCTTTACTGCCAGTGCCTGGACACAAAGTGCGGGCACACCTGGGTGGCGAACCTGACGTTTTCGCACACGCTCAGTCCGTCGGCTCAGTCATTCGAAAGGATGTTGTTTGACCATCTGCGGGACTTGCCCAGGGCGAAACAGCGGGAGCTGTTTGAGCAGCTTGGTTCGCAGGCGGTGGCATGAGGCGCAAACCGCCGACTCAAAGGTGTCGGCGATCAATTACATGGAAACAGTTATCAGCGATCGGGGCTATCAGCTACCGGCCGTTTCTTCCGGATTGGTAGCTAGAACTTCAGACATCCGCCGGAGTTGAAGCTGCTCCTGCTCATTCAACAGGCGGTAAAGGTGGATAAGGCGACGTTCAACTTTGGACAGACCAAGCCATTCGAATTCGGTAATTCCAACGCAGGCGCGTTCGTTTTTCGTGCGATCCAACATGCGTACTACTCCATAAAGTGCATTGCTGAATCGACGATCTCGGGGCAGGTAATGGCTACAGAGCGGAGAGGTGACGAATGCCCTACATGCTTTGTTACCAGTTAATTCCGAGTACGGGCGGCGTCGTCTGCCATGGCTTGCAGGAAACGACGGATTGCCTCTTGGTCAAACGGAGTGATGCTTCTGAATTGGGTGACCAACCGATCTTCTATCTCAGTAAGCGCATCATTTGGCAGTGTTGCGCGAACGCCATTGACGATGTAGCCCACGTCAAAACCAAGCTCCCTGGCGGCGATGCTCAGGTAAGACGCAGGGGGATCGCTGGCACCAGATTCATAATTGCCTTGGGTTCGTTTCGAGACGCCAAGTTTTTCGGCGAGCTGATCTTGTGTAAGCCCCGAGTTAGCGCGCAGCTGTCGAAGCCGGGCGCCGATCTCTTCTGAGAGAGTCAATATTTTTCCACTCGCATATTTACATTGGCAGTTTTTTGCCACATCCTGCGCTCGTCATCACACGAAAACGCAAGGAATTGCACTATGCCCAACTCAACCATCAGCGAGCAAGCCCGCCAAGTGGCGCGTGATGCTTTAGAGAAGCGCGGTCAGACCGCGAAGAACTTTGCTGAGTTGCATGACCTGAACCCGAGCACCGTTTACGCGGTGCTCAGTGGACAGAGCCATTGTCGCCGTGGGGAGGCACATCGCGCCGCCGTACTACTCGGCATCAAAGACGGCGTGATCGAACAGTAATGGCACTGGACTACAGGGAAAAGCAGAAGATGAAGAACTCCGTTCTAAAGACTCGGCGACAGGTAGTCAGTGCAATTATTTGCGCCTACCCAGGAGGACGTGAATGTGCGGCGGCTCACATCGGTCTGTCACTCAAGAAGTTCGATAACCACGCTTACGAGAACAACAACAGTCGCCCGCTGACTGACGCTCAGATCTATCAGCTCGAGCTTGAGACCGGCACAACCTTCCTACCCGAATACATCGCAGCCATGTACAGCGGCATGTTTGTGCCTGTCGCAGAGCCTGAATCGTTGGACAACGTCGAAATGTACGCACGGTGTGTGCAGGCTGCAGCCATGAAGGGAACTGTTGATCAGATCATTGCGAAGGCATTGGAAGACGGGACGATCAACGACGCTGAAGCCGAAGCAATCCTTCAAGCCGACACCCTACATTTAGCGGCAAGACACGCCGAAGTACTCGCGCTCATCCAACTGCATGCGTCAAAGTCGGGGACTTCCAAATGACCGGTCTGCCTGCAGTACAGGAATATCAGGACATGCTCAAAGCCGCCGCGCTTGTATTCCTGGAACGCCACCAATGCGAGCACCTGGGTGACGATCAGCATTTGTTCGACCGCGCCGTGCAGCACTTGGTTAGCGACTACGACGTGCTGACACAGACCGCTGAAAAACTGGTGCATTTGGCCTGCAGTGATATCTCCGCCGTTCGTGATCGGCAGCGTCTGGACATCGTCAGCAGCACGTCGACGCACACCGTCATCATCGACCCCGCCACCGGTAACGCCTGGTCAATCCCGGTCAGCCTGATTTACGAACGCATTCTTAACGCACCGGACAACGGTCGTTTCCGCATAGCCGCACCGTAATCCCCAACCATTAAACCGCCTGCCCCACCTCCGTGGGTTTGGGTGAGCTGCGCCCGAAATTGAGGTTTGACGATGGAAAACGCCATGAACATCAACGCAAAACTGACGCCCGATCAGGCGCAAGCGCTCTTGGCCAACCTGCGCGAGCAATACCGTCTCAGCCTCAACGACCTTTGGTACGCAGACCAATACCGCCTGATTCCCGATGGCCTGCGCCACGGATCGATCCTTGCCAACAGCCCCGTGATGGCCGCTCAGAAACACCTGATCGGCGCCCTCACCCACAGCCTCAAAGCAGTGAAATAACCATGAGAGAAGATCTCCGCCACGACGTCCTGCAACGCCTTGAATCTGACTATGGTTTAAAACACCGTAGCGGCACCGATTACATGCGCGGCGGCACGTGCCCGAACTGCAATCAGAAAACTCTGTTCACGCGGTTCTCCGCGCCATGGATGGTGATCTGCGGTCGTCCTGAGAAGTGCAAGCACACCATGCCGGTCAAGGAGATCTACAACGACCTGTTCGAAGACTGGAGCAAGCGCGCCCCTGTTACGAATGATCAGCCAAACGCAACAGCTCGAGCCTATCTGGAGTTCGGCCGTGGCTTTCGCGTTGAAATGATCTCGGGTTGGTTTTCACAAGACAGCTACTTTTCCCCCGAAGTAAATGCCGGCAGTGCCACCGTGCGCTTCGCCTTGGAAAAAGGTGGCTACTGGGAACGATTGATTGATAAGCCGCATCGCTTCGGCAAGAAGAAAGCACGCTTCAAACCGGGTGAAAGCTACAAGGGGGTGTGGTGGTGTCCGCCGTGCGTCGACCTGCTCGAGGTCAAAGAGCTGTGGATCACCGAAGGGATCTTCGACGCCATTGCGCTCATCCACAACGACATTGCTGCAGTGGCCGCTATGTCATCCAACGCCTTCCCCGAAGTATCGCTGAAAAAGCTCGTTGAGTTACGCGGCAACAAACTGCCAACGCTGGTATGGGCTCCAGACAATGAGCCAGAGGCTTGTGAGTATGCCCGGCGGTGGGTTCGCTTGGCCCGTGAGATGGGGTTTACCTGCAGGGCAGCATTGATCCCACAGCCGGGCCGCAAAGTTGACTGGAACGACCTACATCAGCGCTGGCAGTTCGAGGATGACGAACAGAAGCGCAATCACCGGCGCACTCGTGACTTTGATACGGCGCGTCATCATGGCGACCTGTTGCTGGCTGAGTCTGCTCGTGAGAAGGCGCTCTTGATCTATAGCTGGGAAGAAGAGGGTTCAGAGTTCCACTTTGACTTCCACAACCGCTTGTACTG